GCTCTACAACATCATCGCGGCCGGTGTCCTGCCAGCCATGGTGGATTTCACGGACGCACTGGTTAATGCTGGGAGCATGACGCAGCGCCTGAACGAGCAGGCCCGGCAACTGCAGCAGGACAACACCATCGAGGCCTGGGCGCGCAATGCGGCGCGCTTTGTAGCGGCCGTGATCGATGTCTTTGATGCTGTCATCCGCGTGATCCGCATCGTGGGCAACGCCATTGGCACTGTGGCCGCAGACATCGTCTCCATGGCGGGATTTGTGGACGGCATTGGCGAGGAGATGCTGAGTGAAAAATCACTCGATCCCGTCAAGCGCCGCTTTGCCAAGCTCACCTCGGATCTGACCAGCCATGCGCAGGGCTTCAACGAAGACATGGCCCGCATCTGGAATGCGCCGCTGTTTCTGACCAAGCTGGAAGAGCAGTTTGCCAGGCGCGATGCAGGTCTTAAAAAGCCCGAGCCCGTAGCCAAGCGCTCCTATGACATCCCGGACCTGAGCACGCCCAAGAAGAGCCCCTTCGAGTCCTACCTGGACTCCCTGAATGTGGAGCTGACGCGTGACAAGCTGGGCAAGTACGAGGCCATGATCGAAAAAGGCCGCCTGCTTGCAGAAAAGGAGGGACGCCTGGGCGAAATGTCCAAGGTGACCCAGACGGTCTCGCAGATCCAGAAGACCGATGAAGGCAAACGGGTGGACGCCTTCGTGCATGGGCTGGAGCTGGCCAACGACCAGTACCAGTTCCAGAACACCCTGATCGGGCTCAATGCCCGTGAGCAGGAGGTTGCCAACGCAGCGCGCAGGAACACCCTGGCTGTGGATCAGCAGATCTGGGATGCAGAAAAGGGCGGAGCAAAGCTCTCGGCCGAGGCGCAGCAACGCCTGCGCGATGAGGCACAGAAATCCACAGCTGTGCTGGTGGCAGCCATCAACCGCAGGTGGGAGGCCGAGCGGTCCTGGGAAACTGGGGCGGCCAAGGCCATCAACAACTACCTGGACACGGTGAGCAATGCAGCTACCCAGTCCGAGCGCCTGTTCTCCAATGCCTTCAGGGGCATGGAGGATGCGCTGGTCAACTTCGTCAAAACGGGCAAGCTGGACTTCAAGAGCCTGGCCGACTCGATCATCACAGATCTGATCCGCATACAGGTGCAGAACTCGGTGATGAAACCGTTGGCGCAGGCCACCAGTGGTCTGTCGCTGTCAGGGCTCTTCAGCAGCGCGGGCAATTTACTCTCGGGCCTATTTCGGGCAGACGGAGGCCCGGTTGCCGCAGGCCAGCCCTACATCGTGGGCGAGCAAGGGCCGGAGTGGTTTGTACCCAATGGGGCCGGGACCATCCTGCCCAATGGCAAATCACCGGCATCCACAGCAGCGTCTACGGATGGGGGTTCCTCTGCCGTCCAGGCGCCGATCAACATCAATTTCTCGGTCAACGCCATGGATTCGCGCAGCTTTCAGACGGCCATGGTGCAAAACAAGGCGGTGGTCTTGGGCATCGTGAACCAGGCCCTGAACATGCGAGGACGCTATGGCATCACCGCATGAACGCAGGGGTCCGCATGAAACCAGGTGCCCGCATGAGCCGAGAAACCCAATGAGTGGGTGTTCAGCATGAGCGGCACATTTCCTTCATCTCCCGCGCCCAGCGCTCTTAAGATCCAGTCCTACCAGCCCACCCGGGTCTCTCTGGCGCATAACTTAAGGCGCAGTACGCGTACCACAGGCGCCCAGCGCTGGGTCATCACGGCCGATTGGGTGGGGCTCAGCCGCGCCCAGTTCGCGCCGATCCAGGCCTTCTTGCTGAGTCAGCGTGGCCAATGGGACAGTTTCACGGCGGCGCTGCCCGTGCACAGATCACCACAAGGCGCGGCAACGGGCTCGCCTGTGGTCAATGGCACTGCGCAGCAAGGCAGGGCTCTTGCCACCCGGGGCTGGACGGCCAGCACGGGAGGTGTTCTCAAGGCAGGGGATTTCATTGGCATCTCGGGCCAGAGCAAGGTCTACATGATCACGGCAGACGCCAACTCGGACGTCAGTGGCTCGGCCACACTGGCAATTGAGCCTGCCTTGATGGTGAGTCCTGGCGACGGGGTGGCGGTGTTGGTGCGAAGCGTGCCCTTCACCCTGGCTCTGGGCAGCGACACGCTTGAAAGTGCTGTAGCCCCTGGAGGCATCTACAACTTCTCGCTGCAGCTGGTCGAGTCTTTCTGACATTCGGGTTTTCTGAAAACCTGGTTCAAACATTCACTGAGGTGCGCCCATGGACAGAGGTGCAAGCGCAGATTTCATAACCGAGATCCTCAAGTCCAGCAACCAGCCGGTGTACCTGGTGGAGGTCTGGTTTGACGACGGCACGATCCGGATGACGGATGCCTGGATCAATGTGCTGTGGAACGCCAACAGCTACACGGCCAATGGCCAGTTCCTGGGGTTTTCTGGGCTCTCCGAGAGCAGCGACATGAGCATCCCCAATGTGACGGTGCAGGTCTCGGCTGTTGATCAGGTCTGGATCTCGATTGCGCTGTCCAAGCCCTACATCGATCGCCGCATCGCCATCTACAAGGCGTTTCTTGACTACCGGCAGGCCGTGATCAGCAACCCTCTTCTCATCTTTGATGGCCGCATCGATGCGATGGAGATCTCCGATGACCCCACAGGGGGCACCTGCACCATCGCCGTCACGGCCAGCTCCCAGTGGGTGGATTTCCAGCGCACTCCAGGGCGGCACACCAACGACCAGGAGGAGCAGATCTGGTTCCCGGGAGATCGAGGATTTCAATTTGTCACCAACATCAACCAGCAAATCAAATGGGGGGCCGTGTGAGCTACACCTTTGCACGCATTCCCATCCAAACCGCTGTGGCCGAGCTCCAGGGCCTGGCCGAGCGAGAGTATGCCGAAGTGGGTCAGAAGGATCTGGCTGGTCTGCAGGTCGATTGGGCCCGCTACTGCGAGCTCGATGCGGCGGGCAAGCTCGCCACCTTCGTCGCCCGCAGAGATGGCGCTCTGGTGGGTTATGCGATCTTCATCGTTCAGACCCACATCCACTACGCAGGCACTCTGGTAGCAGCCAACAGCGCTGTGTACATGGCACCTGAGGCCCGGGCGGGCCGGGTGGTGCTCAAGCTGCTGCGGTATTCGGAAATTGGCCTCAAGGCTCAAGGGGTTCGCAAGGTGTACTACCACGTCAAGCGAGAAAAGGACTTCGGCCGACTTCTCGAGCACCTGGGCTACCAGGATGTGGAGCGCATGTATGCCCGCTGCCTGGATCCATCCGATCCCATAGCCACGAAGGAGCCCTGATGGCTGGTGTAGTCATTGGCGCTATTGTCGGGATGGGTGTTGCAGAAGCGGCAAGCGCGGTGGTAGCCGACGCCGTGCTGGGCACAGTCATCGAGTCCGGCATCACAGCCGCTGCCACGGATGTGCTGGGTGCATCCATTGCCACGGCCAACTTCATCGGTGGCGCAGCTGGCCTCGTGGCCGGTGGTGTGGCCAATCTGGCCGTGCAGACGGTACTGGGGACCAACTCTCCCAGCCGGAGCCAGTCGGCTCTGGCTTCCGCTCAGGCACAGGGCATCCTGATCAACTCCCAGAGCAACGTTGATCCGATTGCGGTGATCTACGGCAGGCGCCGGGTTGGCGGCACACGAGTGTTCATCGAAGTCTCTGGCGCGAACAACGAGTATCTGCATGTCGTGCTCGTGCTGGCGGAGGGGCCAGTGGCTTCGATCGACAACGTCTACCTGGACGATGTTCTGTCCACCGATCCCAAATTCAGTGGCCTGGTCACCATAAGCAAGCACCTGGGCACCCCTGGGCAAGCTGCCGATGCGGCCCTGACAGCCGCCGTACCCAAGTGGACCAGCGCCTGTACGCTGAGTAGCTGTGCCTACATCTATGTCCAGCTCAAGTACGACAGGAATGCGTTTTCTGGACTGCCCACGTTCACCGCTGATGTGAGGGGCCGAACGCTCTATGACCCGCGTGATGGTCAGACTCGGTATTCGAACAATGCTGCCCTGGCCATCCGGGACTACCTGACCAGCACGGTCTATGGCCGAGCCATAGCGGCCAGTGCCATTGATGATGCTTCTTTCGTGGTAGCAGCCAATGCCTGTGATGCCCGGATTGCAGCGCCCAGTTTTTCTGCGACTTTCACGGCCGATGCCAGTGCCAATACGCTGACGTTTGCCCAGCCCATCACTTTGGAAACCGGCGATGGCGTCAAGGTCACAGCCGCCACAACGCTGCCGGTGCCCCTGAGCACCACCAGCACCTACTACGCCATCAGAGTCACCGATACCAGCTATCAGCTGGCCACCTCGGTTGCCAATGCCCTGGCAGGCGTGTCGCTGGTGCTCACAAGCTCTGGCGCTGGTTTGCTGACGCTCACTCAGGTGGACTACGCGGCCTACACCTGTGACGGCACCGTGGACACCAGCCAGACGGCCTACGACAACGTCCGTGCGCTGCTCACCGCATGCAGGGGCATGCTTGTTTTTAGTGGCGGCAAGTACCGACTGGTGCTGGATACGGTGGCCACGCCATCAAGCTTTGGCTTTAGTGAGAACAACATCACGGGCTCCTGGGTGATTTCTCAGGCGGGCAAACGTGCCAAGTACAACCGGGTCACGGCAGGTTTCTACAACCCGGCCAAGAAGTGGCAGCCCGATCTGGCTACCGTGGAGTCCACGGCCTTGAGGGCCACGGACAATGGCCTGATTCTCGAAGCCAAGGTCGACCTGCCGTTCTCGGCCAATGTCTACCGTGCCCAGAACATCGCCCAGCTCACCCTAAACCAGAGCCGCTACGGCCTGGTCGTGAAGTTCTCCGCCTTTCAGGAGGGCCTGCGCTGCGAGGTGGGTGATGTGGTTCCGATCACGCACTCCACCCCAGGCTGGAGTGGCAAGCTCTTTCGGATCCTGCAGATCGAGATCAAGGACAACGACGAGGTCTACATCGTCGCCCGGGAGTACAGCGCAAGCGTCTACACCCAGGCCGTTCTATCGCCTGCAGCGGTGGTGGCTCAGTCCAACCTGCCAGACCCCTTCAGTGTCCCGTCAATCTCGGGCCTGGCGCTTTCATCGGGTACGAGCGAGCTGCTCAGGCTTGCCGATGGTTCTGTGATCTCCCGAATCAGGGTGACCTGGTCTGCGCCTACTGAGGTTTACTCCCAAAAGGGGCAGATCGAAGTACAGCTCAAGCTCAGCGCTGATGCTGGCTGGTCTCCAGTGGACATCGTGGCTGCGGAGTTGGCCACGGCCTGGGCCTCGCCAGTTCAAGACGGTGTGAGCTATGACGTACGGGTTCGGGCCATCAACACCATCGGTGTGCGTGGGCCCTGGTCGCAGGCTTCGGTATCGGTGGTGGGCAAAACAGCGCCACCGTCTGATGTGCCCTGGCTTCGGCTCGATGGCACACGCCTGACCTGGGGCGCAGTCACTGACATTGATTTGGACGGCTATCGGGTGCGGTGGCAGCCCGGGGGCAGTCGCTCCTGGGCCGATGCACTGGAGTTGCACACAGGACTGCTCACGGTCTCTCCCTGGGATCTGGTCACCATACCTTACGGGGCCGGACAGATCCTGATCAAGGCCGTGGACACCACGGGCAATGAAAGCCAGAACGTCACGGCAGTGGCTTGCAATCTGGGGGATGCGCCGGTGGAGAACGTGTTCGCAAGCTACACGCTTAACTCTGCCTCCATCGTGGCCACTGATTCATCCCGGATGTGGAGCAGCGACTCGGCGCAACTGTGGACCAATGCCACGGCAGTTTTTCTGGTGCCGCAGTACCAGGCCATTTCCTGGACGGGTAGCGTCACTTTTACCGATAGCGGCAACCTCACCCTTGCAGCAAGCATCAGTGGCTACGCCTGGAAGATCACCTGGAAGAAGTCCACCGACGCAGCCTTTGTGCCCTTCCCGGGGCGTGCTTGGGCTGATGCCGGGGTCAGCTACCAGTTCCGCATAGATGTGGACCAGAGTAATCTGCAAGGCCTCATTGGCTCGGTGGTCGCCCAGATTGATGTGCCCGACAAGACGGTACGGCTGCCGGATGTGGCTATTGCCTCAGGAGGCACCCGGCTGTCCATTGGCACGGGCTGGAAAAGCGTGGTCATTGTGAGCCTCACGCTGCACTCCGATGGAGGCAGCGCAACCACCGCATGCGTGGTGGACAAGTCCAACTCTGGTCCGCTAATCCAGTGTTTCAACGCCACGGGCAACGCCACGGCGGGAACCGTGGACGCCTACGTTCAAGGATATTGAGATGAGCCAGTTGACAACGCCCCCCTTCAAGCGGGGCGATACCTTCGCTTTGTCCGGAGTTTTTAGGGAAAGCGGCAACGCGGTGCCACTATCTGATCAGGTGATCCGTTCACAGTTGCGCACCAGTACCGGTGTGCTGGTCGCAAGCCTTGTGGCCAGCATTGATCCGGATCAGACCGTCAACCCGGGACGTTTCTATCTGGCACTCGCCGATCCTGCTGGATCTTCTGTGTTTCCTGCACCTGCAAATCTGTACTGCGATGTGGAGGTACATGACGGCGGGATGGTGCGCTCCACCGAAACCTTCATCGTCCCGGTGGTGCCGGACGTCAGCCAATGACGGAGGGTGAATGTCCGACTACTGCATTGACGCTTTGAGCACCCAAGTCAGCCTCACGTTGGAGGCTTGCTGGTCCAACACCGCCATAGAGATGAACCTCACCGTCCCCGGCCCACAAGGCCCAAAGGGCGATCGTGGGGAGATTGGTCCACCCGGGCCACTGCCTGATGTAAGCAACCTCGCCCTGGATGCGGGCTATTTCTGATCGGAAAACTGCATGACCAACCTCATTCAAATCAAACGCTCTTCAACTACAGCCACTCCTCCAGCCCTGGCCGCCGGGGAGCTAGCCTGGTCCGAGGTCAGCAAGACCCTGTTCATTGGTGAATCGGGCAACCTGGTGACCCCAGCCGCAGGAGCTGGCGTATTCGCCAAGAAAACGGATGCCCTGTCTCTTACGGGCGATGCCACTGGAAGCGGCACCCTCTCGGGCGGCGTTGCCGTAGCGCTGGCCAACAGCGGCGTAACAGCGGGTACCTATTCCAGCGTCTCAGTAGATGCCAAGGGACGGGTAACAGGGGGCACCAACCCGGGCTACCTGCTGGCCAACCAGAACATCACGTTTTCTGGAGATGCCACGGGGACGGGGGCAACGGCTGTCGCGCTCACTCTGGCCAATAGCGGAGTGACGTCTGGCACCTACAACAATGCCGCCACGTCGATCACCCCTTTCTCGGTCGATGCCAAAGGGCGAATCACGTCCACGGGTGCAGCGGTCACGATCACCCCCGCCTGGTCCAGCGTGACTGGTAAGCCAACCACACTCTCTGGCTATGGCATCACGGACGCCCTTACGCTGGCTGGGGGAACTCTCACCGGTGCGCTCACTTTAGCGGCAGACCCCACCAATGCCTTGCATGCGGCAACCAAGCAGTACGTGGACAACGCCATCACCGGTCTTGACTTCAAGTCCTCGGTGCGGGCAGCGACCACAGCCAACATCACCCTCTCGGGGACACAGTCGATTGACGGCGTGGTATTGGTTGTTGGAGACCGAGTCCTCGTCAAGGATCAGACAACAGGATCGCAAAACGGTCTGTATGTTGTCTCCGCCAGCTCCTGGGCACGCTCTGCTGATGCGGACAACAGTCCCGCCGGTGAGATCACCTCTGGACTTTATGTTTTCGTAGAAGAGGGATCCACAAATGCAGACACGGGCTGGGTTTTGGCGACCAACATGCCAATCACCCTGGGCACCACCAGCCTGACGTTCCAGCAGTTCAATGGTCTGGCGCAGTTGACAGCCGGATCGGGTCTGACCAAGTCAGGCAATACCCTGTCCCTAACCACCACCGGTGTGAGCGCAGGGACCTATTCCAGTGTTACGGTGGACACGACCGGTCGGGTGACGGCTGCAACCAACCCTGGCTACATAACCACCAACCAGAACATTACGGTCTCAGGCGACGTCACAGGCAGTGGCACGACCACTCTGGCACTGACCCTAGCGGCCAGCGGCGTGACGGCTGGCACCTACAACAACAGCGCAACAGCCGTATCGCCCATCACCGTGGATGCCAAGGGCCGGGTGACAGCGATTGGAACGGCCGTCACTTTGACGCCAGCCTGGTCAAGCATTTCCTCCAAGCCCACTACCATCTCAGGCTTTGGCATCACTGATGCCTTGTCCAGCAGCGCAACGATTGACGGAGGCTCGTTCTAACCATGTCTAACACCATCCTGCACAAGCGCAGCAGCACAGCAGCTGCTGTGCCTACAGCGGCGCAGGTCACGGTCGGTGAACTGGTTTTGAACGTGGCCGATGGAAAGATCTACCTCAAACGTACTGACGGAGTAATTGTTACCTTTGAACCTGGGTATGTGCCAAGTCAAGGGGACGCTTCGCCAATGTGGAAATAAGTGAGAAGAAACATGACAGCAATCCCTTCAAAAGCCAGCTTTACTGGATCAAGCGTCACTCAAGGCCAGTTCAAAACATCACTGGACACCCTTAATGACTACCTCACGGGTCTGCTTGGCAGTGATGGAACTGCAGCGACGGCCAGGTCAACACTTGGCGTTGTCAACGCCACGCCTCCGACCTACGCGCAGGTCATCAGCGCCCTGGGGTACACGCCACCTCAGCCAGCTGGTACCGGTGCCTCAGGCACCTGGCCCATCAGCATTTCTGGCAATGCGGCAACAGTAGGTGGGTATTCGGCCAGCAGCTTTGCCACGGCCGAGTACGTCAACCAGTGCTTCAGTCTGTTCCAGACATTTGGTTCTTTGACTACAGGTGCAACTCGCTCGGTAGGGTCCACATCCTTCATGCTGTGGGCGAGTTACTCCAGTACCCAATATGCACGGGGTGTTTACTACACCAACATGTTCTATATGGCCGCACAGGGTAAGTCCACGGTTCAGGTGAACGTGGGCAATTGCCGCCTCACCGTGTGGAACTACAGCACCAGTAAAACCATGCAGATCAATTTGAGTGCGGTCATCAATTTTTCATCTGACGATTCGTACGCATTTCAGATTTACAAAAACGGCAGCTATGCCGCCTCATATGGCACATACACAGCAAGAGGCGTGCAGTCCTTCAATTTCGGGACTTTCACAGTTGAGCCGAATACGACGTGCACCTTTGATTTGTACGGGTCGATTCTTACGGGGTCGGGTGGAGACGCTTTGATTGCGAACTCATTCACCGCCACCTACATCCAGTTTGTTTGAGGACATGTCATGCAACGCCTTTATTTCAATTTCCAAAGCGGGGATGTACGGCTGGTTCCAGATGCTGCTTGCCCGCACATTTCTGAGGAGACCAGTTTTCCGAACGCATTTGTTCCAGATGATGTGACGATGGACATGGTCTCTTTCGTCTTCAAAAACGGTTTGATGTATCCGGAAATCAAGTACCCCAGCATCCAGACCACCACCCCCGCAGCGCCAGCTACTGATCCAGGAGCCAACAATGTCAACCCCTAAAACGCAGCTCAGCCTGATCAGTAACCTTTGGATCAAGCTCATGACGTTTGAGCAGGCCGGTGATGTCAATGAAGGCCACAAGCATGTGTTCGATCATCCGACGCTTCTGATCAAAGGCAGCCTTGAGGTGGACATTGAGGGTGTCAAAACCCGCTTCGAGGCGCCGCACATCGTTTTCATTGCCCGGGAAACAGTCCATACCCTGACGGCTCTTGAGCCTGGAACCGTGGCCGCTTGCATTCACGCCATTCGTGATGGTGACAGGCACGAAGACATTGTGGACCCATCCATGATTCCCGCCGGAGTCAACCCCAACCACCTTCCAGAGTTTGTGAAACCTTTGGCGATGACTGAGCAATACCGCTGAATTTAAAGCAACCGATTAACCAACAACCCTGCCCGCCTGGCCAAGCCTGAGCGGGCTTTTTTATTTGGAGAAAACAATGCCTGAACCTACAAGCTCTGGCGTCGCAGGAGCGGCGGCTGCCTACAAAGCCATTGGTGGTGCTGCTGGCGCTGCAGCCGGAGGAGCCACCCTGGCAGCCGTGGTCGTGATGCTCATGACCCCTCCCAGATCAATTCGCGAATGGACGGTTGGTTTGATCAGCACCGTCGTTTCAAGCATTTGTGGTGGCGCTGTCACGGTCGAGTACTTCCAGTTGCATCAGTGGGCGTTTTCAACGATCGGTCTGTATGCCATGGGCGGTGTGATCTTTGCTTGTGGCTTGCCTGGTTGGGCGATAGTGCGCTGGTTGTTCAACTTTATCGGCGAGCGACGTGACGCGCCGATCGACCAGGTCGCCAAAGACGTGAAGGAGATGCTGTGAATCCCAGTGAATTCATCATGCGTCTGACGCCCTCAGCTGTGGAGTCTCAGCACAAATTGGGTGTTCCTGCCAGCATCACCATCGCACAGGCCGCACTTGAGTCGGGTTGGGGCGAATCGGGCTTGGCTAGGGCAGGAAACAACCTGTTCGGCATCAAGGCCGATAGCCGTTGGCGCGGCGAAACACTTATCTTGAACACGCGCGAGTTCATCAAGGGTCAATGGATGGTAGTTCCCGCCAAGTGGCGAAAGTACGCGAGCTGGCAGGCCAGTATCGATGACCATGCCGCATTTCTCAAGTTGAACCCGCGCTACAAAGCCTGTTTTTTGTGCACAACAGCCTCAGCCTTTGCCCAGGCGCTGGCGCAAGCTGGCTACGCCACCGATCCTGACTACGCCAACAAATTGATTTTCCTTATGAGCAAGAACCAATTGCAGTCTCTTGATGGAGCAGCGCCATGAACTGGTGGCTGTTTCCATGGCGATGGCTTGCCGCAGCCGTTTTGTCGCTGAGCATTTTTGCAGCTGGTTTCATGGCGGGGCAGCGCCGCATCGAACGGGCATGGGCAGTTGAACGGTTGCAACAACAGGCCGTTGCCTTGCAGCAGTCCTTGCACGTGGCTCAAGTTCAGACCCAGCAAGAACGCATCAATCAACAACTACAGACCGATTATGAAACCCAAAAAAACCTTCTGGCCCGCCGCAGCCCTGTGCTGCGTGACAGTGCTCACAGCCTGTGCATCCCGGCCTCAGGTGTCACCAGCCCTGTGCCAATCACTGCCGAACCCGCCGCCAGCACTGATGCAAGCGCCGCCCACGCTGTACCTGATTCCCCCGGAGATGCGATCACGTTCAGCTGTGAGCAGATGGCCCGAGATGCGACCGACACCACCCTGATGTTAATGGCTTGGCAGCGTTGGTATGCCGAACAGGCTCAATCTCAGCTCAAAGTCAATGAATCGCCAGTCCAGCCGTAATCTGCCCTGAATCTACCCAGACCCCGCCTGCAGCTGTCCCGTCCTTCATTGGCGGGGTGCTTGTAGGCGGGGTCTTTTTGTCGTTTCAGGGGGGATTTTGAGAAAACAGATGGCCCATTCGCTTGACTTGTCTGCGCACCAGAGCGTTCATACTGGCATGACAGACAAGTCCAACGATGTATGACCCCCAGGCTTTTAACCACCCAAGAAGCCGCTGACCGACTGGGCCTGACGCCTGGCAGCCTGCAAAAGCTGCGCTGGCAGGACGATGGCCTGCCCATCTTCCAGCAAGGTCTCAATGTCCATTACCGCCTCGAAGACCTCGAAGCCTTTGAGCAGCGGGAATTGCGTAACCTCCTCAAGCAAGTGCTGCAGCATGAACGACCCTTGCCACTTATCCGATCCATAGCCCGATCGCTCGACCTGGCCGTCAACACCCAGGGCGTGGAATCGGACCCAGCGGTTTTCAAGCCAGCGGCCCGTGAAGACCTCAAACCAGCGCCCAAAGTCAAAGCATCCACGCCCGTGCTCGCGGCGCAAGATACACCCAAAGCCGCAGCCAAGCCAGAAACCATGCCTGTTCAGGATCTGACCTTGCCCACGGGCCACGCCTGGTACCTGGTCCACACCAAGGGACGGCAAGAAGACACGGCCATTACCAACTTGCAGCGACAGAACTTCCGCTGCTACATGCCCATGCTCTATGTGGAAAAGGTCCGCCGTGGCAAGCATGCGGTGGTGGCCGAACCCATGTTCCCCAGCTATGTGTTCGTCCAGCTCGACACCAGCGACAACATCAAGGGCCAAAGCTGGTCACCCATTCGCTCTACCTTGGGCGTGCGAGATCTGGTCAAGTTTGGTGGCCATCCGGCCAAGGTCGATGTCGATCTGATCACGGCCCTGCACGAGCGCGAGCAAATGCAGCAGTCCAATCCTCAGGCCCTCTTTGCCGCAGGCGACAAAGTTGTCATCACCGACGGGCCGTTTGCGGGCATCGAGGCGATCTACCAAACAGCAGATGCTGAGCAGCGTTCCATGATCTTGCTGTCCATGCTCAACAAGCCCGTATCCATGCGCATTGAGCCGGGTAAGTTGCGTAAATGTGGCTGATCAAAAAAAGTCTGCACAAAAAATTCAAATAAGCCAGAAACGACTTGATAGCTCTGCCGCTTCGAAGCCAACATGGTCCGAACGAACAGAACCAAGCAGTCCACAAGTCCACATGACCCCAGAAGATCCACCCAAAACATTCCGCGCCGCGCAGTACGTGCGCATGTCCACCGAGCACCAGCAGTACTCCACCCACAACCAGGCTGACAAGATCCAAGAATACGCTGACCGGCGCGGCATCGAGATCGTGCGCACCTATGCTGACGAAGGCAAAAGCGGCCTCTCCATCGACGGCCGCGCCTCCTTGCAAAAACTCATTGCTGATGTCGAATCCGCTAACACCGACTTCAACCTCATCCTCGTCTATGACGTCAGCCGCTGGGGCCGGTTTCAGGATGCGGACGAATCGGCCTATTACGAATACATCTGCAAGCGAAAGAACATCCACGTCGCCTACGTAGCCGAGCAGTTTGAAAACGATGGCTCACCAGTGTCCACCATCGTCAAAGGTGTCAAGCGTGCCATGGCCGGGGAGTACAGCAGAGAGCTCTCGGCTAAGGTCTTTGCTGGGCAGTGCAGGCTTATTGAATTAGGATTTCGCCAAGGCGGTCCTGCGGGTTACGGCCTGCGCCGCGTGCTGATCGACCAGACCGGTGCCATCAAGGGCGAGCTTAAAAACGGCGAGCACAAGAGCCTTCAGACCGACCGCGTCATCCTCATGCCCGGCCCTGACCATGAGGTGGCCACGGTCCTACAGATGTTTGCCTGGTTCATCCAAGATGACCTGCCCCTTGCTGAAATTGCGAAACGCCTCAACGCCCAAGGCATCCGCACCGACTACCAGCGGCCCTGGACCTACAGCACCGTGCGCCAAGTGCTCACCAACGAAAAGTACATCGGTAACAACGTCTACAACCGCCATTCCTTCAAGCTCAAGAAAAAGCACGTCAACAACCCGCCGCCCATGTGGATCCGCAAGGAAGGAGCTTTTGAAGGCATCGTGCCGCTGGACACCTTCCTCAAAGCTCAAGAAGTGTTGGCCGAGCGCACCCGCCGCTATAGTGACGAGGAACTGCTGTTTCACCTCAAGCGCCTGTATGCCGAATGCGGCACCTTGTCAGGCGTCATCATCAACCAGGCTCCTGGGCTGCCGTGCGCCATCACTTTCGCCCAGCGCTTTGGCAGCCTCAGCCGTGCCTATGAGCTGGTGGGGTTTCACTCCTCACGCGATCAAGGCTTCATTGAGGTCAACCGGCGGCTGCGCCAACTGCACCCCGAGATCGTCCGCCGCACCGAAGAAACCATTGCCGAGCTGGGCGGCAGCGTGCGCCGGGACGGTAAGACCGATCTGCTGACTCTTAACGACGAGTTGGTCATCAGCCTGGTGTTGGCCCGCTGCCAAACCCTGCCCAACGGCCAGCAACGCTGGCGCATCCGGTTTGACACCGAACGCTTCAACCCTGACATCACGGTCGCGGTGCGTTTGGATGCACACAACACCAACGAGCTCGACTACTACCTCTTACCACGCCTGGACCTGCCCGAGCAGGAGATCCGTGTCAGCAACCGCAACAGCGCCAACTTCGAGTGCTTCCGATTTGACGATCTGAACTTTTTTTACGGCATGTCAGAGCGCGAACGGTTACAGCGCAAGTTTTAAACCCCCTCCACCACCTTGAAAGGACTCAACCCATGCACAGCACCACCCCAAACCGAAAATTGCGGAGGCCGTCATGATGACCGACACCCCAGAAAACGTGACCCTGGTGCCCATTGCGCGCATCGAGGTGCTCAACTCCCGCGACCGCAACATGAAAGTCTTTGAGGAGATCGTCGAGAGCATCCAGCTCATCGGCCTCAAAAAGCCCATCACCGTTGCCGAGCGCCCGGGCGAAGACGGGCAGCCCAAATACGTGCTGGTTTGTGGGGAAGGGCGCTTGAACGCCTTCCGCATCTTGGGCGAGACGCACATCCCCGCCTTGGTGGTTGATGTGAGCGATGAAGACGCCTTCATCATGAGCTTGGCCGAGAACATCGCCCGACGGGGTTACCGACCGCTTGAAATCCTGGCCGACATCGAGCTGTTGCGCAACCGGGGTTACTCGGCCGACGTCATCATCCAAAAGACGGGTCTCTCGCCCAAATACGTGCGCGACATCGTCTTTTTGCTGGAGCAGGGCGAAGAGCGTCTGATCGAAGGCGTGCAGCGCGGCTCCATCCCGCTCACCACCGCGCTGGAAATTGCCCGGGCCAGCGCCAATGACCCAAACAACACCAACGGTAATGGCGAGGGTGAGGGCGAAAGCGGTGGATCCAACCTGGGCGACCTGCTGCAAGAGGCCTATGAAAACGGCCAGCTCAAAGGCCGCCAGATCATCGAGGCCAAGCGCCTGATCGAAAAACGACAAGAGT